GGCTGGCGTTCCTCCTTGAGGCAGATGCGGCGCTCGCTATCGATCCCGACGAGCTCGGGACCGATGCAGCCGAACAGAAGGCTCCTGAAGAGCAGCCCCCGGAGAAACGCCCCAAGTACATCACCAACTACATCGGCAGCAAACAGAAACTGGTCGACTGGATCTGGCGTAACACCCCGGACGGAGTTTCCTCTGTTCTGGATGCCTTTTCCGGTTCGGCCGTTGTTGCTTACATGTACAAATCCAAAGGGCTGCGGGTTTTTGCCAATGACCGTCTTCGCTACAGTCATCACGCAGCCAAAGCCATCGTCGAGAACAGTTCGACACGACTATCCGAAGCCGAGATCGAAAAGCTGCTGGCGGACAATCCGAAAGCCAAAACCTTTGTTCGGGACAATTTCAAAGGGATTTTCTTTGCCAAAGGTGTCCACGCACTCATCGACTCGCTGAGAGCCAATTGCGACGATCTGTCCGGATACAAAAAGGACATCGCGCTTTTTGCTCTCGGCAAAACCTGTATGAGCGGCAAAGGCGGATTCGGCCATTTTTCGTCTTCGACCGATTACGGCAAGCGTCAGGATACCCCTGATGAATTCAAAAAACGCCTGAAAGCGAATATCGAGCGGATTAACGCTTTGATATTCGACAACGGCAAAGAAAACAAAGCCTATCGTGGAGACGTAAACGAGGTCCTTTCCAAGGTGAAAGCTGATCTCGCTTATTTCGATCCACCTTACGCCACCGAGTTTTCGACCACCAATTATGAAAAAGCCTATCACTTTGTCGAAGGGCTAATGACTTATTGGGACGGTCTGACCATTAAGGCAGATACGAAAGTCAAAAACTATGAAACCAGCCATGTAACTGTAACCAAGGGCAACGCTTCTGAATTCTTTAAGGAATTTCTCGGCAACGCCACCCATATCCCGCACTGGCTCATTTCATACCGTGACCACGCCTATCCGAACGAACAGGAGATGAAAAAGATCATCGGCGGTCTGGGGCGTCAGAGTCGAATGAAGACCAAGGATCATAAGTATTCAATTACCTCCAAGCATGGCGAGGCTTCCAATGCAAAAGAGCGTCTTTTCGTTTGTCTGAAAGGAAACCAGTCCCATGCGGATACCGATCAACCTGCAAAACCGGTTCCGATGGCTGCCGCAGCCAATATTCATACATCCATTCCGGTTGAGTTGTGTCTTGACGAGAATTTAGGACTCAATGCCGAAGCAATGAGCGGAGGTATGCCGGGCGATCCCCAGTTCACCTTTATTCTCTGCCGAACCGGCACCAACCGAAATGGTGACCACTTCACAGCCGAGGAGCTGGCCGGAAGGCACATGACCGCCATCAACAAGAAAGTCGACCTTCAGCACTCGCAGGAGTTTGGCGACATTGTCGGTGGAGTGGTGGCGGCCGACTATCTGGAGGATGAAAACGGTGGCCGGGTGGAATGCGTCGGTGAGCTTTACACCGGAGACACCCCAAATGCCCAGCTTGCTTACAAGCTCATGAAGCGAGGCATCATCACGCAGGTATCGATGGAGTGTGATTATGAGGAAGGTGAATGTTCCGTCTGCCATAAGAGCTTCAAGAGCAAATCCGATTACTGCACTCACCTCAGAAAATTTAAAGGCCGTGAACTCGATGGGAAACTCGTTTTCGAGATTCTTCGCGGCGTGACTTTTACGGGCCTGGGCCTGCTGGACCGCAAAGGGGCAGATGAAAATGCCCGCATTCTGCAGGTGGCGTCGGTTCAGGAACCATCTGTTGAAAACCAACCCAAAGGAGATCCTACTATGGACGAAAAAACCAAGAAACCAGATGAGTCGTCCGCCGACGCCGCTAAGAAAAAACAGGAACGGCAGGAAGACAATCCGGCTCCCAACAGTGAGCTGGAAAAAGAAAATCGCCAGCTGAAAGCTCAGGTGGCCGAACTTCAGAAACGCATTCAGGAGATGGAAGCCGAACAAAAGGCTGCCGCTTCGAAAGCCCGCGCTCACAAGCTGATTTCAAAGCTCGAAAAACAAGGCGTTGATTTCGGTACCGGAGACGACCGAGATGGAGAATTGAAACGACTGGCCGAACTCTCTGACGAGGCTTTTTCTGCCACTGAAGCAGCTTTTGAAAAAATGGCAAAAGCTCAGAAGGCCGATGCCAAGACCCAGCCGGAACCGGAAAAAGAGCCTGAAAAGCAAAAATCCAAGGCTTCGAGTGACCAGCCTATGCGCAGCTCCGCAGGTGTGAGACCTCACGATGTGGATGATCGCAAAGTGTCGCTTGAAGACCGTCTTCGCAATGGATTCATGGCGGCCTACAACAACCGTGTCGGCAACGAATCGAACGAAACCGTGGAAATCAACTAACAAGGAGAATAACTATGTCTTTTATAAATCCATGTCACAGAGGCCTCGCTTACGGTGACGGCTATATGCAGGGAGATTGCCAACTTGGTCATTTGGTGAGTCTGGCCGGGAACGACCTGTTTGCCGTCAATACAGATCCGGAGGTCCGCTCTTTCGGTATTCTGATCAAGGATTATGCGGGTGGTGAAATGCCCGGCATCTACTGCAACGGCGGTGTCTACGAAACCGATGTTTTCGAAGGGACGATCAATCCCGGGGATGACCTGAAGGTATCGGCTACCGGCAAGTTGACCGGCGGAAACATCGGGAATGACGAGTACGTCATCGCTCAGGCCATTTCCGTCCAGAGCGGCGTTTTGAAATTCAAACTGCTTATTTAACCACAGGAGCTGTACACATGAAGAACAACCCAATGAACATTCACAGCCAGGAATACATGGAGACCATGGCAAGGCTCATGAGTGAAGCTCTTGAGTCCCCCGAAGGGATGCAGGCGTTGGCTGCTGCAATTTCCGCTCCGATCGAACAGGAAATCCGGCGCAAGGAAATCTCCTCGCTGCTGCTGACCAAACATACGCTGCCCAAGGGTGAACGTCCGCTTTATCAGAAAAAGCCGACGGTCAAAGCCCACTGGATCAGTAAAGATGGTGAAGCGCAGGAACAGGAAATCGGCAAAGATGAAGTCGAGTTCCCGACCAACCGCATTCATTCGAACCCGATGGTGGATATTTCCGTTCTCAAAAATGGCAATATCGGCACGCTGATGGATATCCAGACCAGTGCATCCGATGCCATTCGAAAAGAGATGGATCGCAGATCAATCAGTGTGTTGTCTGCGGCAGTGCCAGCTGCCAATACCATTGAAGTGGCTGGAAACACGCTTACCGAGGAAGCCCTCAATGAGGCCATCTCCATTATCGAAGACCTTGAGCTTTCCGTGAAATACATCGTCATGCGTGGCCGTCGTTTCAACGATCTGCGCGGCTGGGATCTCGATCCTCAGACCAAGCTCGAGTTACGTCAGAAAGGTGTGGTCAAGAATTACGGCACCGGCGGCATCTTGCTGACGGCATCCATGCCCCTTGATGAAATCCTGATCATTCCGGATGAAGAAGTGGGGAAAATGCCGGTCCGTGAAAAGCTCAAAGCCGAATCCATTGACCAGAAGACCCGCTTCAAAACCGGCTGGCTGGTATGGTCTGAAATCGGTCAGGGCATCACCCGCCCGGACGTTCTGGCCCGAGTGAAACTTGGTGTTTAATGCCGAAGGAGGAATCATGTTGACGATAAAAAATGTACGCCCCGGCACTCTCATCATTCCGGATGCCGGACTAAAATTGCTACCCGGAGAGGCTGTACCGGTTGAAGCGCAGACCGACCAGATCAAACACTGCCTGAAAAACGGTGTGCTGGTTCAGATCGAAAAGGAGAACGCAGACAATCCATCTTCTCTGGAGAAACAGGATCAGGATGATGGTCTGAGCAAGCTCAACGCGACCGACGCCATTTCCAAGGTCAATGAAGAGGCCGACCCGGCCAAGCTCAAAGGCTATATGGAAGGCGAAAAACGCAGAACCGTGATCGATGCCCTGAAAAACCGTCTCACGGAGGTTGACGTTGACGCTTCCTGAGCTCATAGCCGACCTGCGCATTGACCTATCCGATCCGGATGCGTCTCTCTTTGTGGATTCAACACTGGAGAGATGCGTCCGGAAGGCTGTGTTTAAGCTGTCCCGGGATGCGGAGATTACGCTGACCATCGAGGGCGAGCAGATTCTGCCGGATATCAGTGGCGAGCTCAGGGAGCTGCTTCTGTTGCTCGGTCAGATACATGCCTGTCAAGTGATGCGCTCTGCCACCGCCAATGCCTTCTCGTTTTCCAGTGGCGACAAACGGGTCGACAAATCCAAGCAGCCGGAACACTGGGCCAAGCTCGAAGTGGATCTGCTGGAGGAATACCGCAAAAGACTCTCCGCCTTGAAACCCGGAACTGAGGTCAACGAGGACGGCTATATCATTACCCCGGGCGGTCTTTCGCCGGTGATTTATGAACAGGGAATCTGCCTTGAAGAGGATTGCTGATGCTTTTGACAGATCAGGAAAAAGAACAGGCAGTAAGGGATGTCAGAGAGCTGATTGTCTCCTCCGGCATCACCGCCACAGTGCTTCGCATTGTTCCCGGTGAAAATCTGTATGGAAGCGATGATCAGGAATACAGCCCAATCGGCTCGATTCCCGTTGAAATAGTCCATACACCTCCTGAGGATCTCGCAGGAAAGATCGATGCCACTATTTCGGTTCTGCCGGAAGCTGATGTCATTCCGGAGGACAGACTTCAGATAGAGACAGTCACATACAGAATACAGACTCTTGAAGAAGAACACTTCTTTGGAGTCATCACTCACCAATCCATCAAGCTGGTGAAGATCCATGGGCGTTAAACGGACCGGTGACTGGAACAAGGCCAAAGCCAAACTGAATGGCACGCTTGGTCCCCGGATCGCCATGGCCCTCCAGCAGGCGACCATCCGCAATGCCCTTTTCCTTGTTAGGGAGATTCAACGCGGCATCCGCAATCAGGCTCCCGGCGGGCAGGCTTTTGCCAAGCTGGCCGACAGCACTATCGCCCGCAAGGGTTCCAGTAAGGCGCTTATCGATACGGGCTTTCTGATCAATTCCATCACCCAGAAGATCATGGCGGACAAGGCGTTTGTGGGCCTTCTTCGAGGCACCGTCAACAAGGACGGTGAAAGCATGGTCAATATCGGCGCTGTCATGGAATATGGAGCCACCATCAACCACCCGAACGGGGCGACTATTATCATCCCCGCCAGACCTTTTCTTCATCCTGTCATGCAGAAATACCGCAAAGAGATTGAGCAAAATTATCGCGCTGCCCTGAAAGGCATTCTCTGATCCGACACATCCGCAGCGCTTCCGGTAAGTAATCTGGCAGAAACAACCGGAGGCTACCGTGAGCACAATACGAACCGTTACAGAAATACTAATCAGGCAAGTCAAAGCCGACATCCACCCGGATGCCGTGCTGGTCCTGCCTGATGATGTTTTTGAAGTTCAGCGCACGCCCAGCGTCATTTTGCAGGGGCCACGAGTCAGCGAAAACAAACTGCGCCGCAGTCAAAGCCGTCTGATTGAAAAGGATGTGGACACTCTGTCATTCGAGGAGTGTTCTTTTCCGCGACTCTATCATCTCGACTTTGACTTGATCGTGACCGTGGATCGTGAGGTCGAGCTCCTTGAATTTCAGGAGTCGGTCTCACGCTTTATCCAGCGCAATCCCGTTTTGACCATTACGGATCAGGGGCAACTCAACCTGACGGAGATCACTCCGCTGGGAGGGCTGAACCGGGTCAACCTTTCCAATCTGAAGCAAAGCTCCGGACGCATCCGCATTGAAGACTGTCCTGTTTACGATGGCGAAATCCAAAACGGCCATCTGATCAAGGACCGAACTTTCCAGTTTCACGGCAGCGTGAATGAAGAACGAACCTATGAACCCAAAGGAGATGAACAGTGATTGAAATCAGAAACCTTCAGTTTCAACCGCTCACCTTCAATCTGGCCGGAGACAGAACATTGCATCTCGGCCCGCGTGAGCGCACCTCGATTCCACAAAAGGATATCTCACCAGAAATCACGCTTGCTGAAAAACGCGGCTTGGTGGGCCTTTCAAAACCGGAAGAGAAAAAGCCCTCCGTTTCAGATGAGACGGCTGAAACCACCGAACCCAAAACCACCAAACGGAGGAAATAGCGATGCCAGCATATCTATCTCCCGGCATTTACACCCGGGAAACCGACTTCAGCTTTTATGTGAAGCAGATCTCCACCTCGGCGGCTGCCATGGTGGGCATCACCGAAAAAGGCCCGGTCAACAAACCGGTGCTGGTTACGAGCTGGGAGCAGTTCATCAATAAATTCGGCTCCTACATCAACGAAGGATACCTGGCTTATGCGGCCAGAGCCTTTTTCGACAATGGCGGTTCAATCCTCTATGTCTGCCGTGTTGCCCACTATACCGATATCACCGACAAAAGCACGCTGAGTGCTGTTAACTCGGTTGCCGTTCTTTCCAATCGGGGGGCAACGCCTGAGCTTACATTGCAAGTGAACGCAGCCAACCCCGGAACATGGGGCGACCGTATTTCCGTGACGGTCGAGGACGGCTCTCTGGACCCGGCCAACGCCTTCAATCTTGTTGTCAAACACAAGGACAACATCGTCGAGGTGTTCAAAGACCTATCTATGGATGAGACGTCGGCCAATCATGTGGAACTTATGGTCAATGAGGTCTCAGATTACATCACTGTCAGCGACCTTTCTCCGAGCACCGGGACGGCCGAGGACAGGCCAGCCAACGGCACCTATCAGCTTATCGGCGGCGACAACGGCCTCACCGGTGTGACCGATTCAGATTATATCGGCGACCCGTCCCAGCATACCGGGCTCTATGCATTTGATGAGATCGATGCGCTGAACCTGCTCATGGTCCCCGGTGTTACAACCGTCCCGGTCATCAATGCCGGAATCACCTATGCGGAGAACCGCAAGGATCTGCTATTCATTGCCGACACACCGTTCATGCTTGAACCGCTGGAGGTCGTTGACTTCAGGAAGGGTCAGGGAACCTACACACACGCGGCCTTCAACTCGTCTTACGCGGCTCTCTATTACCCGTGGCTGGAAATCAGCGATCCCATCACCGCCCGCAAGAAATACATCCCTCCCTGTGGCGCTGTAGCCGGGTGCTGTGCCCGAAGCGACCAGAAGACCTACGTCTGGTGGGCTCCGGCTGGAATCGATCGTGGCCGCATCTTCAACGCGGTATCGGTCGCCTACAAGACCAGCCGTGGCGAACGCGATGTGCTCTATCCCGAAGGGGTCAATGTCATTGCTGTTTTCCCGGACACCGGCATCAACATCTGGGGCCAGAAAACGCTCCAGAGTCAGCCTTCAGCGGTGGATCGAATCAATGTCCGTCGTCTGATGATGTATATGGAGGAAGCCATTTCCGAGTCATCCCGCTTTGTGGTGTTCGAACCGAACAATCCGCAGACA